TAGTGGAATTAATAAAGCGACCCAAGGCAAAGAGGCAAGTAATGTAAATAGTGGTGTCCAAGCACAAATCTATCGCCAAGCCAGCACTACTAAAATTGATTTTAAATCTCGAACCTTAGATCAGGCTATTTCGGTATTAGGAGGAATGTGGGTTGCTATGTTTAAACACCTCGGAAATAGTGCAATCCGAGTGAACTATGTCGGAAACGATGGTGTAACCGAACCTCGTGATATGATTGGTGTGATGTTTAGAGATATAGATTTAATGGTTCGTGCCAAGGCTGGAAGTATGTTACCTGAGAATAGAATGTTTGTTGAAAATAAAATACTTCAACTTGCACAACTCGGCATTGTAACAGACCCTGAGTATATTGTGGAGAATATGGAAATGCCATCTAAAGAAAGATTATTGGAGCACATTAGGAAGGAAAAGGAGGCTCAAGAACAGCCCCCAGCCCCTGAAGAACTAGGTGGAAATGAGGACGAGATTTACGAAACACTTTTAAATAATCCTGAGCTAATGAATCAGGTACAAACATAAACGCTTTTACTATTTTAAACATTAGAATATGAAGAGATTTTGGCAGTACAGTTCTTACAATCTAACGAATTGGAGTAGATATGAGTGAGAGCATAGAAGGAGGCACTTACGGAGAAGTCGTAGACCGTGAAGTAGCTGACTCCCTATTTACACCCGACGAGGGGGAGCAACAGCAAACAGCACCCACAAGTGAAACCGACAGTGAGGTAACGACTGACGAACAAGTAGAGACTCAGGAAACTGAGCAACCCGAAAGTTCTGAAGAAACAGTTCCTACAGAAGACAGTGAGTCTGAAGATTATCAGTTTACAGAAGTTGATATCGACGGAAACACTTACACAACTGAACAGCTACAAGAGGCTTTACAAGACTCTAGTAATAAGGCTGAATGGCAAAAGAGCAATACTCAAAAAGCTCAGGATATTGCCGATCAAGAAAAAGCCTTAAAAGCTGAATTTGACCGAATCAAAGGTGTGATGCAGGACGAAGAAGTTGTGGAATCAATGAAAGACGTATTGGGCGAAGACCATGAGTTTTTTAAGGAGTCTACTGTACAGTTTTCAGAAAATGTGGAACAGAGTCAGGAGCAAGTCAAACCTGTAGATGAAGAGCAAGATAATGCAAGGTTTGAACATCTAGAGTCACAGGTACGGGAAATGCAACTTAAAGAACAGGTTGCAACTGAGATCAATCAGCTCGTACAGGCACACCCTGAGTTGGAGGCAGATGGCGATGCAATATCTGAGGTGTTAGATATTGCCGTAGACCGCAATATAGCGGACTTAGAAGACGCATTTACCCTCGCACAGTCTAGAGCAACAGACGAATCCGCAATGATGAAGGCGATGAAGAAACTAAAGGACGCTGAAGAGCTAAAAGCGATCCCCGAAGTGGACTCGAATAAGAAGGGTGACCATAGCCCAAAGGTTACTAAATCACCCGACTTTGACCACGCAAGGGATGTCGCTATGGCTGACTATCAGCTTTTTGAATAAATAATCAAAATAGGGGGTAAAGTCAAATGGCTTTAAACTATGACAATTTATCTGCTCTAACGAAGAATCAATATATTCCTCTGATGGTAGATAATATTTTCAACAGTAATGTCTTGACTAAGCGTCTCTTATCAAAATCCAAAGCGAGTGCTAGTGGTAATAAGGTTTTACAACCTGTAGAATACGAAAAAGCCACAACTACTGGATTTTATAATGGTTATGATGTTTTAGATACCGCCCCAACTGAAGTTTTTACCGACGCAGAATACGAATGGAAACAAATGTATGCAACCATTTCGATTTCAGGTCGGGAAGAGGCTTTGAATAGCGGTGCTGAAAGAGTCATTGACCTTTTAGAGGCGAAAGTTAAGAATGCCGAAAAATCTATGAAAGATACATTCGGCACAACGCTATACGGTACTGGTACTGGTAGCACAGACGAATTTGTTGGTTTACAACATATTTGTTCAGTCGATCGCACACTTGGCGGAATTAATTCTACAGACTATCCTTGGTGGGATGTAGGTTATGTTCTAGCTAGTGGAAATTCACCAACTTATGCAGACCTTGCAACAGATGGTGACGCTGACTACATTCAAGATCACCTACGTAAAGCGGTGAGCTCATTAACCATTGATGGTCAAAGACCAACAATGATTGTGACCACACCTGTAATACTGGACGCATATGAAGAGTCACTTGTGGCTCAAAAGCGTTTTGGTGCATCTGCTGGTTCAACTGCTGACGCTGGATTCCGAAACTTATTGTTCCGTGATATCCCAGTGTTTGCTGACGACCATTGTCCTGACGGAAAAATGTTTTTCATTAATGAGAACTTTATCCAGTTCAGGCATCACAGAAAGAGAAACTTCTCATTTGAACCCTACCAAAAGCCTCTTAATCAAGATGCTAGGGTTGCGAAGATTCTATGGCTTGGAGCATTAACCTGTTCTGCTCCTCGCTACATGGGTATGATATCAGGTTTACCAACTGCTTATTAATAGGAGTATATAAATGGCTACAGCACAATCAGCATCCGACAAAACAACTGTTGGAATGATCACTGAAAAAGACGCTGGTGGGTTTCAGTACACTGCTATCGGAGGTGTACGTATGTACACTGGGCAGGGTGCACCTAATCATGCGTCTGTGAAAGGTTCTATGTACGTTAACACAAGCACAGGCGAATTGTACATCTGTACAGTCGCTAGTGGAACTTGGGTTAAAGTCGGAACGCAATCGTAATAAAAACCGTAAGTGTGGGGTGTTTAAACGCATCCCACTCTTACACAATAAGGGGAAAAAATGACTGGAACAGAAATGATAGATATGCTGGGACTGAGGTTGGAAGACCCTGATCAAGCATCATTTACCAGTGCAACAAAAATTAAGGCAATTAATATTGCCCAACGAACTGTTGTTAATTTAATTGACAACGCATACTTAACAGAATTACAAGTTATTGATGAGCATCCTACTCTTCATGCGACAAATGGCTACACTGAAAACAATTTAGTTGGGGGCAAGGTGCTGTTTACGGGCTCAGGCTCAGGCAAATTTAATATAGACCCAATTAGAGGCGGTGTGATAGCTGTCAAAGTTTTTAAAAGAACAGGGGATGCAGGGAGTTTTACAGAATCTAGTTTGGGGTTTGCAAATATGATAGAACCGCAAGACGCAAAAAGGTTAGAAAACTCTTACCTAGCTGGTTCAGATTCAAATCCCGTAGCATATGTATTTCAAGATGCTGTATACATCGAACCTACTGGTATTGAGGGAGCTATCGATGTTTGGTTTATTAAAAATCCGACTGACGTAGCTGATAACTCAACCGAATGTGAACTGAATATAGCTCTACATGAATCGATACTTGACTTTGCTGAGTCTCAGCTTTGGAAAATGGACAACAAGCCTGATAGAGCTGGCGTAGCTTACACAAATGCAGTTAATCAAGTAAAAGCACTAAATGAGAGATATCAAGTCGAAAAGCCAAAAGGAATTGGTACACAGGGTAGAGCATAATGCTTTGGTCACAGATCGTAGATCGAGCCTGTGTCCCCTTTGAGCCTAATGATGAAGTAAAGGTTAAGGCTAAAAAGTATGGGGAAGAGGCTCAACAAGATTTCGCATACCATACTAGATCATATGAGCGTAGTCGTGGAATCTATATTGATAAAGATGATCGCTCAATTGAACTGCCAGCCGACTTTATTGAAATGGCTGGTTATGTTGAGTTTAGGAATCGTATTCTTAAACTTTATCCTGAACACAAGTTGTTTCCCCGAAGAACATCTTCCAATACGTATCGCACAGGAACTCCCGAATGGTATGAGATAAAGGGTAATAATATGTATTTATACCCCTCACCTTCGAATGTGGGTGTCCTACAATTCTACTATACCGCCACTGTTAATAATCTAGAAGATAGTGCAACTGCTTATAAACGAATTAATTATACAAGCCTAATATCAGGTTATTGGCAAGTAGGTAAACAGGTACAGGGCAGAACTTCTTCAGCAACAGCCACTATTGAAGAAGATATAAACGACAATAACACAGGAACTCTAGTATTATCTAACATATCAGGAACATTTCAAACTAACGAACAAATAGTCCAGCTTGACGAAGAACAGTATATGAACGAACAAGAACAATCCTCTTGGGAAAACTTACTGACAAACTGGGACACGATAGGTTTAGGGGCACGAGCCACAACATCAGGTTTAGCATATGGACATTCGCTGGCTGGAGATAAACCAGCAATTTTACAAGCTTATCATCCAATGTTAATTGATTATATAAAAGCATCTTTGCACGAAGACCAAGGCAGGTATAATGTTGCAGACAGGCATATGGAAAGGTATGTAGCCAACAGACAGCTCGTTAAAGGTCAATACCAAAACCGTCAGCGATATGGTGCTGAACAGGTACAAGATGTATTATGATAATAGAAATACCAATATTCGATGGTGGGTTACTTACTAATGTCGACCCTGAGGATATTCCGCAAAATGCAAGTTCGGATACAGAGAATTTTGACATCGATGTCAAAGGGAAAATTCTCAAAAGAAAAGGACTAGAATCTAAGGGGACATTAAACGGCTCTCACTTAACTCAATTGTTTTATTGGGTAGACAGTAATCTAACTGGAGGAGCAAATTGGATTGGATACGAAGATCAAAGTAATGAGATCGTTAAATTCAATAAAGACTTTTCAAGTAAAACTGTTCTAAAAACTTTTTCATCAAGCCCTCCATCTGATATAAAAATAATTCCAATGGCAAACAGTTTAAGGTTTGCTAATGGGCATGATCAGGATGTAGGATTTTTACAATTTATTAATAGACAATTTTTCTTTAGTGCATATACCTATAATGCACTTAAATACGACTCTGCTAGTCCTACTTACCCAACTACTTGGGAACTTGCTTATGAAGGTTCTGTTGAGGGGTCTTTAGCTACTGGAACATATTATTATAAGATTACCCCAGTCTTTGATGGCGTTCAAGAAGCTCAACATGAAGATCAATTTTTCAAAAAAGGTGTAGCTGGTGGTGACGACGGTATTCATTTTTCTTTAACTGTAGATACCGATGATTTTAACCCACGCATTACTGGTGCAAATGTATATAGACATTTTAGTGCGGATGATACACTAACGCCAACCTATAGGCTGGTTAAATCGATAAATCTAGCCACAAAGTCTACATCTACTGATAAGGAGTCAGGACATAGTAATGCACGTATAGGAAATTTTGTATATATACCTGCTGGAGGTATTTCTGCTAAAATAGCCACAGCATGGGCGTGGGCAGACGCTGAAACTAATGGACTGGTTTATGTGAATGTAGGAGGACAAGACACAGGATTAAAGGGTTATAACGTCAGTGGAAGTGACTCAGATCATTTTACAGATAATTTAATATTTTTAGATCAAAATGTAGCGACAGGTACTAACGTATGGGATGGCGACATTAATATAAAGGCGAGTAGACAAAATGATCAAGGTGGAACAGATGATTATAATAGCGGTGGAGTAACTATGAGTGGGTCATATTACGGACGTAAAGTTGTTTATGACGCACGAACCTCAGACAATTGGGACTTTTCAATTGGTGAAAAAAATGGTTGGAACATTGTAATAGGATCACAAACTCTTGCAATCACAAACAGTATTAGTAGAGTTATTGAGTTAAATGCTGAAAGCACAACCTTGGGTACAGACCAAACCGTTGGAACAATTACAAATGGATATTATTATGAGGCGTTATCAGGCAATCAATATAAGATACATATAACAGATTTAAACTTAATTAATGACCGCACACATCGCCTAACCACCACAAAAAACAAAGTTAATTATAATCATGGAGCATTTGTAAACGGACGTTTCTTTGCTGGAGATGTAACGCTAGACCCTGACAATGAGGCAGAAAAGCACGAAGATTTTATAATTTTCAGTTTGATTAATCAACCTGATATACTTCCCGTATCTAATTTTATTCAAATAAAAGATTCACAGGGTGGTAAAATAATGGCTATGCGTAGCCTGAATGATAATTTAGTTATTTTTATGGAAAGAGGGGTATACCAGCTATTCGCACCTTCAGCAAACCCATCTAGCTTTAGTTTACGTGAGAGCGATGTCAATGTTGGCTGTGTGTCGAGCAATAGTATTGTAGAGGCTGGTCAATATTTATTTTTTGCAGGTACAGATAATATCTACATGACTGGAGCAGGAATGAGTAGTACGCCAGTCTCTACAGCCGTTAAGGATGTATATACAGCCTCTTCTAATCTTAACCAAACAATTGGCGTGTATGATCCAATTAAAAATAGAATATTATTTAGATTTGGGAGTGATGGAACTAAAATATATGCTCTTGATTATTTAAAAATAATTGCTGGTCAGGAATCGTGGAACAAGTTGACATTTGCATCAACGAAATCAGTTGATCTAATGTCTATAGACGCTGACCTTAAAGTTTACACAACACATAATGAAAGTTAGATATGAAAGATAGTATTGGCGTAACTGGTGAATGGAAAGCTAGAATTGACCGTGCAGATGGCACTGTTGAGGAATTTGGGGAAAAGAACACTATTGAAACAGCGTTTAAACAGAAGATTGTCGATGCGATGGTTGGCAGTGATACAAGCTGGGCAATGGGTGGCAGTTTTCATACAAATGATGGCAGTGGTCAAAGCCCTAATACAAGTAGCTTAACAGTCCCAGCAGTGGGTAAGGGTGGTATTGTTTTAAACACTGGCGGATCGCAATATGTTGGGTCACAAACAACCATAGGATCATCAACCGCAATCACTAATGGATACAAGGCTACCTTTCAAGGAATAGTTAGAGTAACCCAGTCATATACTATTACTGCTATTTATCTAAAGCATTCAAAGGCAAGTGGAAACAATAATAACTATGATCTAGATATTGCTAGTGGCTCTAACTGGTCTAGTACCTCCATTGGTAATGGAGATCAATTAACAATAAGCTGGATTATCCAAGCTGTAAAAGGAAACACCAGTGTTTCATAGGAAGTAATATGGTAGGAACATTTGATTTAAAACTAATAAGACCAAATGAAGGTGTCATAAAAACCGTAGTCCAAAAGAACGATATCGATACATCTAATGTAGGTTTAATGGCTAAAATAATAGGAAACCTTTCAGCCTCCTCAGGGAATGCTGGAATATATCTAAATCCTAATTTTAGTTATAATTCTTATACGAGTAACGAAAGCTCATCTCATGCAGTTGTAGGTCAGGATGGAATTATTGCAACTAGCCCTGTAACTCTAGGATCGTATTCAGGGCAAGGTGGAGAGACTGAGAGCGATACAACTATCTGCTTTAATGTCTCTCAGACAGAAGATGAGGCAACAGCTACTAAGGCACGGTGGAAAGCACAGGTACAATGGATTAACTCAGAGTTTGAGGCAACAATCCCATCTCTAGAGGGTGGCAGTAATTATATAACTGACTTTGAGCTTGGTAGTAGCTTGAGTGCTTATTTAGATGGCTTTGAAATATCTTTTGCTAGTATAACATTAACTGGTAGCGATAGAGTACAGCCAGCTCTTAATGATATAATAGACATAACTTGGACGATAGAAGTGAGCTAATGAATGGCATCAATTTCATTTACGTCACCCACTAGTAGTACAACTTGGGATAAATTAGACACTGTAACTATTAGCTGGAATAAAACTCCAGCCTCAGGTACATGGGGAGATCAGGTTCTTTATTTATACAAAGGATCATCATTTGAACAAACAATTGTCTCTAATTTATCAGGAACGGCTAGTTCTTATAGCTGGACAATTCCCGAAGGATTAGACAGCTCCTCTAGTTATACTATACAGATTCACACCACGCATGATGATGGTGGTGGTGGAAGTCCTTAATGGCTGTCTCGAATGTATCCGCCACCAGTCAGCAGTTTACAATACAAGACCCCCAGTATGTAGTATTTACGTCACCTAATTCAGGATCATATACTTACTTACAAAATATTAGTATTCAGTGGACAAAAAATAATTTTACCGACAATGTAGACCTATATTGGACTTCATCTACTACCTTTTCTACCTCTAACAATATAACAACCAACTTTAATTCTCACCCATTTACATGGGATGTTCCATCTTCCTTAGCTGGCTCTAGTGTTTATATATGGGTAAGAAAAACAGGGGACTCAACTGTTAAGGACAGGAGTGATAGTGCAATATCTATTACTGCTGTAACCATATCCCGTACTATAGCAGAGCCTATTACCGTATCAGATTCAGACCCTACAAAGGCAACAGATAGCTGGAAAATATTAAGGACTTTTGCAGAGCCAATGACGGTATCAGATGCTGATCCAACAAAGACAAGTAGAACATGGAAATATTTAAGGACTTTTGCAGAGCCAATGACAGTAACGGAGGCAGACTCAAAAACGAGCAGATTATGGAAGAAATTTATAACACTAGCAGAGCCAATGACAGTAACAGATTCTTCATCGGCAACAAGTCGTTTGTGGAAAAAGTTTAGGACTTTAGCTGAACCCATGACAGTATCAGAGTCCAATTCAGCTACAAGCAGACTATGGAAGAAGTTTAGAACAATAGAAGAGCCTATAACAGTAACTGAATCAGATTCAGCTCTTACCCGATTATGGATTAAGGTCAGGACAATTGCTGAAACACTTAATCCTATTGATACTGCATCTGAAGGACACCTTCGTTTATTAGATGAGATTCTTGCTGTAACCGATTCTTGGACAAAAACGATTGCAACAAAAGGTTCTGTGTATCAGCTTGATTCTTCTAGCGGTGACGAATCTTTTTCAGCACTATATAAGACTGGTTGGATTATGCCTAATAATCTCGGAAAGAATTCAATAATTAGACGTATAAACATTGATTATTCAAGTGATAGTGCTATTACACTTAAGATTTTTAAGGACGATGATATAGTCACTCCATTTGCAACAAAATCATTTGATTCATCTT